ATTGCCACTTGACATCAGCGTAGTTTCTTAAAAGCCCGAAGCGATTCGGAGCCGGGCCACCCTTAACACCAACCAAATATTTTCATGATTTTAGGATTAGTGTTAATAAAATATTTCTTGTAGAGTCTGGAAAACCTGTTAAGAGGCTCTTACACAAAAGGAGAATCAATATGTTTTTCACTGATGATGATTTCCCGCTCATAGAGGGTAGGTATTACGAACTGGAGGATGGTCGTGTTGTCGGCCCTGTGACAATGGGGATGTATGATGATCCAGGGGTTTATTTGCGGCAGCGACCTTATGATTGTTGATGACAGCAATCTGAGAATGTTGTTTAATGATCAGCATCACGATTCGTTTGTTCGCTATAAGGCTGCGCTCGATGGTGGTTTATGCGAGGAGCAAGCTGGGGAGATTATCGCCCCGTTGTTTGAACATTCATGGAAGGCGCTGACTGAATGATGGATTTTTACGATAGACTGGCTAGGTCCGAGGTTGGTGATGAGATTGTTTACCATACGGGGCTTCATTGCTTGGATAGCTCCACTGCGCTGTATCGTAAGTTACCTAATCCCAAAGCCGCGTGGGAATCGCATCTGCGGGGAGATGTTATCCTCTACCAAAGGCGCGTAGGTAAAGGTCAATTCGATTATATTGCAAAGGTTTTGAAATGAAACACGTCAAAGACTTCCTGATCTGGTTTTACGATGATCTGCCAGCCTACCACTCAATCCCGATCATGGTGTTGGCAATCGCGCTCATGGCAAGGTGGTTTTTCATATGAGCGAGCGCGAGAGGGATGAGCGGGACTTGGTCATCCTTTCAGAGTATGGGGGTGGTGAGAGCAAAGCGGGTTTGATGCGGAAGCACTCGGTGACGCGCAGCTATCTAACAAAACTATTGGAGGAGGCCATTCCATGCCGAAAGTGAAGTTAGACTATGAGACATTGGACGGGATTGTTGTGGCGGGTCTGCGTGATCTTCTGAACTCTATGGTTGATGGGTATCGCAACCCAACCACACACCCTGATGACAAGAAGGGGTATGCCCGTGACATCGAAGCCATCGAACATGTTCTCAAACTATACGGGCCTTGATCTCAGGCAACTGGCTCTAACGATAGCTAAAGTGCATGACCTGCCCTTGGCGGTTGTGTTTGAAGCTGATGATGTGTCAGAAAATGATGAGGATTTTCTGACAGCCATTTGCGCATCCGCTGATCTACAGGATATCGTCTGTGGTTCTGGACGATAGCGAATATTATATCGCAGCAATACTAGACGTTGCGTGTGAAGGTCTGAGCATAGAGGCTGTGAGCGCCGCCTGTGAAGTGAGTGACAGCGCAGAGGGTTTCTTCTGGGCTGTCCAAGCAGCAATTAGACTAAAGGAGACGTGTGATGATCACGCAAGATGACATCGACGCCATGCGCAAACCCAGATTGTTGATACTAGGCTATGCGCGACACGGTAAGGATACCGTTGGTGAAATTCTAAGCGACAAGTATGGGTTCAAGTTCACATCATCGTCCGAGTTCGTTGGACGCGAAGTGATGTGGGATAACTGGGGTGTTGCGCGGTATGATAGCTTTGAAGCTATGTTTGCTGATCGCATGAACTTCCGCCAACTCTGGATGGAGATGATCTCGGCATACAATACGCCTGACAAGACCAGAACGGCACGTACAATGCTTGAGCGCGGCTATGACATGTACGTGGGTATGAGGCGTATGGATGAGCTTCTGGCGTGTCGTGATGCGCTGCTGTTCGACTATGTCATTTGGGTTGATCGATCTGAGCATCTGCCCCCTGAGACGGGTAGCATGGATATAGCAAAACACTCAGCGGACCCAGATTATGTGATCGATAACAACGGCACATTGGATGATCTAAAAATAGCAGTTGATTTCATAGCTGATCAGATACTATAGTTCTCAGCATTACCTCCCTGCCTGAAAACAACTAAGCTCAGCCTTTGCGCTGGGCTTTTTTTTATGTTAATCTCAGGGAAACAAGGAACTGATCCACCTAAATGCAGCTAACACCCGAACAAATCCAAGAGATTGGGCCAGAGGCCCTACAGAAGATCCGCGCAGAACTTGCGAAACGGAGCCTTTTGGAGTTTACGCGGCAAGCGTGGCCGATTTTGGAGCCGGGCGTCCGCATGAAAGAGGGTTGGGCGCTAGAAGCTATTTGTGAACACCTTGAGGCTGTTGTTAACGGGGACATCAAGCGCCTTGTCATCAACATCCCGCCCGGTGCATCGAAAAGCCGCCTATCGCGAGTTATGTTACCTCTGTTCATATGGACGAAAAAGCCTTGGGCGAGGGTTATTGGCGCATCCTATGCAATCGCACTAGCAGAGCGCGATAACTACTACGCACGAACCGTATTGCAGACGGACTGGTATCAGAACAACTTTGGTGTAACCATCAGTTCTGAGCAAGGTGCGAAGGTCAACTTTGATAACAATAGCATGGGTGGTCTACGGGCGATCTCGGTTGGGGGCGCGACCACTGGCTTTCGTGGTGACTTCCTGATTCTAGACGATGCGCACAACGTCTCTGATGGTGAATCCGACATCAAACGCTCCGTAGCCATTAGTTGGTTCCAAGAAACCTTCCAAACTCGCGTAAACGACTTGGATAATAGCCCTATAGTTGTTGTCGGTCAGCGTATTCACGAGGAAGATGTATATTCTGCCGCTTTGGACCTCGGTTATGAGCATTTGAACATCCCAATGGAATGGGAAGAGGAACAGCGCAAGACAACGGGCATTGGCTGGACCGATCCGCGCAAAATCGACGGTGAACTGATGTGGCCTGGGCGGTTCAGCGCAAACGCTGTTGAGAGCCTTAAAAAAGCCCTCGGCCCTTACGCTTCGTCGTCACAGCTTCAACAGAGACCCGTTCCTCGTAAGGGCGGCATGTTCCAAGTCGATAATATTCGCCAGATCGATGATCTGCCTGATGAGAACTTCATTTCGGTACGTGCGTGGGACTTGGCGGGCAGTGAAGGTAAAGGGGCGTACACCGTAGGTACGAAAATGTTATACGGAGAGAACTCTAAGCAATTTTATGTCGTCGATGTCATCCGTAAGCAGCTTGGTGGCGGTGCGGTACGACAGCTTATTGAGAAGACCGCTGAACAGGACGGGATTGGGACAAAGATCATCGTCCCACAAGACCCTGGTGCCGCAGGGAAAGTGGTTGTTCAGGATATCATCGCATTGCTGACTGGCTATAACGCCAAAGCGGAGCCTCAGTCTGGCTCAAAGGAGACCCGCGCAGAGCCGTTGGCCTCGCAGATTGAGATTGGTCGCGTGAGCGCACTAAAGCGTGTCTGGACGAAAGATTGGGTGGACGAATTGAGGTTCTTCCCTAAAGGAAAGTATAAGGACCAAGTGGACTCCACGGCATCAGCCTTTAACGCCCTGTCTGTTATGACTAGGAAGGGCCGTAAAACGACAAATCTGATGGTTGTTGGTGAACGCCAAGACAATGTATTCAAAATCGCTTAGATTTGATCTATAATGCGTTCAACAAGCACATAGGATTACCTAAATGGCCCGGAATTTCGTAGAACTAGGCGTAGCCTCAGACAGCAGACCCGATTGGGGGATTAGGCAAGACGAGTTTGTCATCCAGTTGCGTGGCCGCAATGGGATTAAGAAATATCGTGAGATGGCTGAGAATGATCCGATTATCGGAGCTATTCTTACTGCTATGACGATGATGCTGCGTTCTATTGAATGGCGGGTTGATGGTGAGTCGGATAGCGCGGTCGAGTTTACCAAATCCGTCATGCACGGAATGGACGATAAGTCTTTTGAAGAGTTCATCGCTGATGTTCTGACCATGCTACCCTATGGGTTCAGTCTATTTGAGATGGTGCCGCGTCGCGATTCTGACGGTATGATCCGCATGAAGAAGCTGGCGGGTCGCGCTCAATGGACTATCGACCGCTTTGAGACCAAGGAAAACGGCGATGTCCTTGGTGTTTGGCAGGTGGCGTCTCAGAAGAACGTGTACATCCCATATCCAAAACTGCTGCATTTCCGCACTACTTCCATCTCATCCGAGCCAAGTGGTCGTTCTGTACTGCGTTCTGCATTCACATCATGGCGAGCCTCAAACAACATCAAGTATTTTGAAGGCGTTGGTATTGAGCGTGAGTTGAACGGTCTTCCCATTGTACGCATTCCGTCAGAGTTTATGTCTTCCGATGCTTCGGATTCACAAAAAGCCCTTTTCGATAGTATGAAAAAGATCGCCCGTGACGTTAAGCGGAACGAGCAGGGTTATATCATCCTACCATCTGATCGCTACGCGGATGACGACGGAAAGCAGACGAACAACTTGATGGTTGAGTTCGATCTGATTGCTTCGCGAGGATCGCGTGACATTGATACGGGTAAAGTCATCACTCGTTACCAACAGGAAATGGCAATGTCGGCAATGGCTGATTTCGTCTTGCTTGGTTCAAGTGAGCGCGGTTCGTTTGCCCTATCGCAGTCCAAGTCACAGCTATTCCTAAAGGCTCTTGAAGGATACGCAGACACCATCGCTGCGCAGCTTAATCGCAAGTTGCTTCCATATCTGTGGGAACTGAATGGTATGAACCCTGATGATATGCCAAAGATTTCCCGTGGTCGCATCGCTCCTGTGGATCTCGACGAACTTGGTACATTCATTCAGCGTCTCGCTCTGTCTGGTGTAGATTTGTTCCCAGACGAAGGTTTGGATAAGCATTTGCGTGATGTTGCGGGTCTGCCAATGGCGGACCCAAACAGACCGCGCCCAAACGCTGATGCGCAGAACGCAGAGCAGGGTGAGGAGTAAGAATGCCGTATTCATTCAAAACGTCCGGTTGGCCTGAGCGTCTTTGGCGCACAAATAACCGTGACGACATTGCTCGCGGTAATGTACCCGGATCGTACCCGTACAGCACATTCGGTGAGTTTATCAGTGATCGCGCAGTGGAAAATGGCATTGTCTGGGAAACTGGAATGCCACTTACGCTGACCGTACCTGATAATATCCAACTCACACTTGTATCTACGTCCACAAGCGATACTGGTGATATTGGTATTCGTTACCTTGACGGTAACCTTATTGAGCGCACGGAAACTGTGACCTTAACTGGCACAACGCCAGTTACCACGACAGCAACAGACATTCGCGCCATAAATAATGCCTACTCAAAGAATGGGCCTGTCATTGGGGCAGTGTCGTTTACAAACGGAGGCGTAACTTACGCCTATATACCTGCCGAAGACATTCAGTTCAACACAAGCCTACATCGCGTTCCTGCGGGCAAGCGCCTGATGATTACATCCATGTATGCTGGGTCTGCGTCGGCAACTGCGGATGCGCGATGTGTGGTTAAACTTGAGACCAGCTTCATCAACGGTGACAGCTTTGCGGATCAAGGTTATCTGCATCCTCTTGGTGCGGTAGGTTTGCAGAATGGATCGGCAACATTTACGGGTTTTGGGCCATTCCCTATACCCGCTGGCGAGTGGGTAGGTTTTACGTTCAAGGGGTCTAAGGGGCTTGACGTTACGGCTGGTCTATTCGGGTACATGGAGAACGCTTGACGCTCACCTAATGACGCCTCATAGTGGTCTTGTCACCGCGAGGAGGGCCGTATGTTTGGTATGGATTTGGATTTCCGATGTATCAACTTTTTCCGTTTTCTCATACCGCCCTGACCTGAACCCTAAATCCAAAACCTTGTAGAATACATAGACGCTGTGGTATAACCGCCACAGCGTCTTTCTTTTAGCAGGTGATATATGCCATATGAACGTCTCCCCGCACGGCTTCGCCAACTAATCCCATCTGAGCATGGGCAAGAGTTGTTTCGGCGCACGTTCAATAGCCAGATGGCATCCGGTCGATCTGAATCCGTGTCCTTTGCCACAGCTTGGGGTAAGCTGAAGAGCGCTGGATATGTGCGCGACCCAGCCACAGGTAAATGGGAGCGAGTTGAAAAGTCGATTAATCATGACAAAGACATTCACGACAAGATAGGCAAATCACAGCCATCCGCCTCGTCTGTTCACGTCCCATCCGCAGACTGGGAGCGGACACGCAAAGAAGATAGCTTCAATGCACCCGCGTCGGCACGTAACAATGCTCGACGTGTATTGCGTTGGAAGGAAAAGTACGGGGATGAGGTGAAGGGTATGACCCAAGTAGGTTGGACCCGCGCTAACCAACTTGCGTCCGGTGAGAAGTTGAGCCGTAGGACCGTCGCTCGTATGTCAGCCTTCGCACGGCACCGTAAGAACGCTGAGATCGATCCTAAATTCAAAGACACCCCTTGGAAAGATCGAGGTCACGTAGCTTGGCTTGGGTGGGGCGGAACGTCTGGCGTAAACTGGGCTAATTCTGTTATGAACCGTCTAGAGAAACGCCAGATTGATGATGACGCTTTCACTGAACCTGCCGAGGCGGTTGTTCGTAGCATGGATCTTGGGCTTGAAGGTGAAATTCATGTTCATGATCGAAATGGGCAGGCGGTCTATATGCCCGGTGAAGATCATGATGATTACCTTGAGCGTATCCGAGAGTTGGCAGGAATCGAAGCTGATTCGGACGATGATGATGTTCCTGTCAAGGAGGGGTTGCTTGAGCAAGCGATTTCAGCGATTATTAGGACTGTAATGCCACAGGTAGATGTAAATAAATCCCAAGAGGAAGCCGTTGTTCTCAAAGTCAATGATGAACAAGGGCTTGTCTATGGTTGGGCGTATGTTTCAACTGAGGATGGCAAACTCCTTGTTGATACCCAAGGCGACTCCATTGAGCCTATTGAAATGGAGAAGATGGCGACTGACTTCATGCTTAACTCTCGTAATGCAAAAGTAATGCATAAGGGTGAGAATGTTGGTAAGTTCGTCCATTCGTTCCCATTGACCAGCGATATTATGAAGGCCTTTGATATCTACTCCGACCGTGAAGGTTGGATCGTAGCTATGAAGCCCGATAATGAGGAGGTCATGGGAGCATACAAGTCTGGCGACTATACTGGTTTCAGTATTGGCGGAAAAGCTGGTGACTATGAGGAATATGATGCCACGTAAACTCAAAAACATTAAGCTAACTGAAGTTTCGGGTGTGGATATTCCAGCCGATCCGAATGCAAGAATCACCCTCTTTAAGCGTGGAGATACCATGAAAGAAGAAGATATGTCTGAGCCACAGATGGCTAAGATGAAAGAGTACATGGACAAGGGTTACTCGAAAGAGGAAGCCATGAAAATGTGCATGGGCGAGAAAACAGAGAAAGGAGGTCATGATATGGACCCTCAAGAACTCGCAGATAAGCTGGAGGCGCTAGAGGGCCAGGTTAATGACCTGACCAAACGTGCCGAAAGCGCTGAAGCTGAAAAAGCAGAGCTTATGAAGCAAGCTGATGAAGCTGGTTTCGATATCGAGGAAGGTGCGCTGACAAAGCGAGCCGATCCTGAGTATGTCGAAGTTGAAGGTGAGCGTTTCGAGAAGTCCGCTGTTCCAGCGGTTCTTCTCAAGGCACTTGAAGACAAAGAGGCTGAATTGGTGAAAGCCAAAGCAGCGCAGGAAGATGTAGCACTCGCAAAGCGCGGTGCAACTGAACTGCCTAACCTTGCTGGAACTGATATTGCTAAGGGCAAGTTGCTCGCGGCTGTTGGTGATAACGAGGATGTACTCAAGACTTTGAAGTCGGCTGACGCTGCGCTGAAGAAGCAGATGGAAGAGATCGGTTCTAACCCTCTCGGTGACGAGGCATCCGCCACGTTCCGTCTGAACAAGATGGCAACTGACTTCTCGAAAGAGAACAACGTGCCTTTTGAGACCGCATATGCGGAAGTCACTAAGTCGGGTGAAGGTTCATCTTTGATGACCGAAGCTCGAAATGAAGCCAACTAAGGAGGACGCATAGATGGCGTACAAGAACTCTCAAACTAGCGTCACCTACGTGGCTGGCGCTAACCTTTCCGCGAAGCAATTTTACTTCGTGGTAATGGCCGCTGATGGTGAGATCGATGCAGCTACCGACGGCGCAGCCGCAATCGGTGTCCTGTTGAATGACCCAGCCGCAAAAGGCCGCGCAGCAGAAGTTGCAATCGGCGGTGACACTCGCGTAACTGCTGGTGGTACTGTTGCCGCAGGCGCAGCGGTCGCTTCTGATCTCAATGGTGCTGCAATCACTGCCGCAAGCGGTGACGTTATCTTGGGTACAGCCGTAACTGGCGGTGATTCAGGTGAAGTCATCACCATCAACTTCCAGCCGCGCGGCGCGGCTTAATTAGAGGAGCCTGAACAATGGCACAACCTACCAACAGCGCCGTCCACGTTGACGCGGCACTGACAAACATCTCGGTGGCTCACCTCCAGACCGCTGATAAGTTCATTGCGGGCAAAGTGTTCCCTAATGTTCCTGTCACAAAGCAGTCTGATCGCTACTTTGTATTTGATCGTGGTGACTTCAACCGCGACGAAGCGCAGATTCGCGCACCGGGTACTGAATCCGCTGGTGGCGGTTATGACTTGGACAATACGCCAACGTATTTCGCCAACGTCTACGCTTATCACCACGATGTACCTGATCAGGTACGTGCAAACGCTGACCCATCGGTTGACGTTGAACGTGCAGCGGCTGAGTTCGCAACACACAAGATGCTGATCCAGCGTGAAAAGCTCTGGTCTAGCAACTTCTTCTCCACTGGTAAGTGGACAAACGAAGAAACTGGTGTTGCTTCTTCTCCTGCCTCTGGTGAGACAATCCAGTGGTCTGATCAAACGGCTGGTGATCCGATTGGCGATATGCGTAACGCTATCACAGCGGTTGAAGAGTCCACAGGCTTTACACCAAACAAGCTGGTAATCTCCAAGGGTGTTCTTGACGCTCTGGTTGACCACCCAGATATTGTTGACCGTGTGAAGTATGCTACATCCTCCACTGCAAACCCTGCAACGGTGAATGAGCAAACTCTGGCTGCGCTGTTCGGTCTGGAGCAGGTTCTGGTTATGCGCGGCATCGAGAACACCGCTGCACAGGGTGCTACAAACGCACACAGCTTCATCGGTGGTAAGAACGCACTGCTGACATATGCTGCACCAACACCTTCGCTGATGACGCCCACAGGCGGCTATCAGTTTAGCTGGACAGGCTTCATGGGTCAGACAAACGCCTTTGGTTTCGCAACCAAGCGCTTCTATCGTGACGAACTGGAAAGCACTCGCATTGAGGTCCAGTCCGCATATGACATGAAGTTGGTTAGCGCCGATCTGGGCTATTACTTCGGATCGATTGTCGCCTAAGCGATAATCAAATTGCTATCGGAAAGAGCGGCTAGTCAGCCGCTCTTTTCTTTTGTATAATAGGCCAAAAGGAGAAATCTATGGCCCGATTGATCAATAAACAGTTTGACCCCACGCAATCTGTCTTTGCGCGTAAATACTTCATTGCAAATGGACATCGCTATGAGCCTGGTATGATTATGCCTTGGCGAAACATTGGTATTTCACAGCGACGAATTGCGCAGATGTTTGATGCGGGTAAGATTTCGCATGACGATAATATCGTAACCACTAAAGATACGGTAAAACCTGAAACTGTCGTTGCACAAAACAAGGCGCTTGATGATTTTGAAGAAGCAGAGCAGTATTGGGATGCTACCGACTTTGATTTTGATAACGAAAGTATCTTGTCTGAAACGGATGACCTCGACGATATCGATGACATGAAAGAACTACGACGAATTGCTGATGCGATTGGCGCAGGTTATAAGGTAAGTAAGGTGGATCAGCGTCAGGTGATCCGTGACAAACGTAAGGAGATGAACAATGGCTAAAGCTCGTAGTGGTGTTATCACTGTGACTACCGCTGGCACAGCAGTGCAAGGCCCAACCTACCCAAAGGCGTCCAACGACAAGGTTGTTTGGATTGTTCTTAAAGCCGATCCAGGAAACAGCGATGCTGTGTTCTTTGGTAATACGGGTTCTAATGACATTACTTCGGCTGACGGTTTTCCATTGGGTGTTGGTGAGTCTATGGCAGTGCAACTTAATTCGCTAGACGAACTCTGGTTTGATGCAGCAGCAGATGGGGATAAGATTCGCTGGCTTCGCGCTCGCGACTAACACCTTATAGGGATAACGATATGACCGTCAGTTACACTGATCCTTCTAACTCAAATTCAGATGCTGTGCGTTGGCTGGTCGGTGATACAAATATCGCAGACGCTGAATTGCAGGATGAAGAGATCGCATTTGCGCTTAATCAAAGCGCAAATGATGTGTATTCTGCCGCTGCGATCTGCGCACGGGCGTTGGCGGGCAAATATGCAAATTACGTTGATACTAAGTTTGAAGACGTATCTAGTGACTATAGCCAATTATCAGAAGGCTACTATAAGTTAGCAGTACGCTTGGATGCCCAATCCAAAAAACATGGTACAAAGGGTCTTGGTGTACCTGCCGCTGGTGGTTTGACTTATTCCGACATTGAATCGAACGACCTAAACAACGACCGCGTCCAACCTAAGTTCAAGCAGGACCAGTTCGCTAACCCGCCGCGTGGATATGACCCAGACATTTACGGATATTGATTGCTTTGTTATTGCCTCTGGCCCATCTTTAAGTGGCTTTGACTTCGACAAGCTACCCCGACACATTCCTCGCATCGGTGCGAATAAATCAGCTTGGTTGGCTAATTGCCAATCATTAGTCACTATTGATAGGCATTTCCCGCGCAAATGTAAGGCTGAGATAGAGGCCTTTCATGGTGAGAAGATCATAGCCAAGAGTTATGATGACGAGATCATAATTCCAGATGCAATTCATGTTCGACGAGAGCGCGGTGATGGCTTCGCCGAGGTTGGTGGATTACGAGGTTATGATAGTGGTTTCGCAGCCTTGAACCTCGCATATCAGAGATGTCGTGGTAGAATTGCATTGTTGGGTTTTGACTTCAAATGGGATGCTGGAAAGTCTCATTTCCATGAGGGATACCTAGATCAGAACCGCAAAACACCAGATATGCTTGAGCGATGGGCAAAGGCTTTCGATACCGTAAAAGATAAGGTAAACTGCATCAATTTCGTTGGACCAAATGGCTCTAACGTAACCGCGTTTCCGACCCGACCTTTGGAGGAGCTACAATGGACGAACTAAGCCAGCGAGAACAAAAGAAATATGAGCGCATGTGGGAAGTGTCCGCTTATAGGAATTACGCACCTGGCGAGGCATTGGCGAAAAAAGCCTTTACCGAATTGGGTATGAGCAAATCAGACACGTTGATTGATTTCGGTTGTGGTACAGGGCGACCTGCCGCTCAGTTTCAACGCATGGGGCTTGATGTAATCGCCATTGATCATGCGACTAACTGCCTTGATGCAGACGTGAGTGTAAACTTCTTACAATCATGCCTGTGGGACTTACCGAAAGAACTGTCGGGTATGTACGGCTATTGTACGGACGTTATGGAGCATATCCCGCCGGAAAAGATCGATGGTGTGCTGTCAGAAATCCGTCGTGTTATTAGCGGCAAGGTGTTCTTTCAGATCGCCACTTTCCCAGACGGAATGGGTAAGCGTATTGGTGAAACCTTACATCTCAGTGTGTACCCATCGGAGTGGTGGCGTGAAAAGTTGAGTGAACACTGGGATGGTGTTATGGTAAGCGGATCACGTAACTGCATAGCGGTAGTCCAATGAACTTTGTAACAGGCGCAGCCCGCTCAGGCACAACACTCATTACTCGTATGTTTGAGGCCTGTGGTGCAAATCTAGGTGATGTTGGGACGCTGGCTGAGAATAACACTTTCAAGCGTAAGCACTTGAAGCCTTATCTCACATCCATTGGCGCTGACCCATTGGGTATTGAGCCTCTACCAGACCCAAATGGTCATTTCCCCGCAATGCAATTTGATACCGATGCCGACCTGATCAAAGACCCCAAGTTGGCTCTAATTTGGAAGGCGTTACCGGAAGCCAAGTGGATTTTCGTCTATAGGGATATTGAAAAGATTGCGGAGTCTTGCCTGAGAACGTCTTTCTTGAGTGATAAGAAAACTCAATCTGGTTGGGAAGAATGGGCATTGGAATATCAAGATAGATGTGATGCTATTCCAAATGCAATGACTATCGTGACTCAAGATGTTATTGATGACGTTGATAACCTTAAAGATGCTGTTGAGTGGCTTGGATATGAGTTTGACGCCAATGCTGTGAAGCGATGTATCAAGAAATCGAAGTGGCAGGGTGGATGAGACTTCATAAAGACGTTCAAAAGCTGATCGATACTCACGGTTATGAGGTGTCTTTTAAGCGCCCTAAGTCTGGCGGATCATACGATACCGCGAGTGGGAAGATTACGGGCGGGTCTGATCTCACATGGACTGGGCGTGGTGTATTTGTGAATTACCGTGACGAAGATGTGAATGGTACTACGATTACAACAGATGATCGTAAACTACTCCTACAAGCCGTTGGCCTAAGTTATGAGCCTGAAACTGGCGACTACATTGACGATACCGTGCAAGTGATCACAACACAGAAGATCCAGTCTGGATCAACTGTGATTGGATACATATTGCAGATGCGAGGATAATTATGGTTCAGGTTCGTGTAAAAAGTTCTGGTTTGGATTTCAACAAGATCGCCAAAGAACTTGGTCAGGATGTGAAAAATCTGAAGAAAGAGTTCTTGGGTTCGATGGCCGAAGTTATTGCGCAAACAAGCCCCTTAGACAGTGGTAACTATGCTAGAAGCCATGAAGTGGCTCTTCGAAGCGGCAGCTATACGTCTACGCAAATGCGACCGGATACTGACAGTAGGCTTAGTCGAGACGGGAGCGCTCAATATCCGAATGCTCGCGAAGAGGGTCTCAGCAATATGCAGAACAGTATCGATAGTATTGATCTGAGCAAAGACACTTTTGTATTCCGAAACCCAATGGCCTATTCGTCAATGGTTGAGGCAGAACACGCTGTTTATTCGCAAGCAAAGCGAGAAGTGGCGGCTTTATTGGCCCAATCTGTCGCAAAAGTTAGGAGCCGATAATGCCTATTGTAAATGACATACGCGCAACCTTGGATACGGCACTAGCCGCTATTTCCAGTTTACCTGATGTGGCATTTGAAAATGTGCCGTTCGAACAGAACGCCGGAACCCCTTATGTTAGAACTGCTTTTTTCCTAACATCTCGCCGACCTGCTGTTGTAGGGCCAGACCCTCAGATGCGTTATCAAGGTCTGTATCAAGTTACAGTTTGCGTACCAACAGACCAGGGTACTGGAGATGCATTTGAATTTGCGGACCTGATCATGACTGAACTTGACGGCTCTACAGATATCGTTGGAAGCGACGTAACAGTGTCTCTCGAATACTCTGAGCTTGGCCCAGTGTTCTATGACGATCCGTTTTATTGCGTCCCAGTTCAGATCGCATGGTACGTTTATGCACAGTGATTCTCTGTTGTTGCGAAATAGCTGTCAAGACGCTATTATAAGATTTGATATATAACCTTTTTGGAGATCACAAATGAGCTTTGCCCAGGGTTCGCGCAGTTCACTCGCCTTTGGTGTTGAATCCACCTTCGGTGTAGCCGCGACAACATTCACTAAACTTCCAATCAAAACGCATTCGCTTGATTTGTCAAAAGAGCGTCTCCAAGGTCAGGACATTCAATCTGATCGTATGCCGCGAGTTGACCGTCACGGTAACCGCAACGCATCGGGTTCCGTTGAAATTGACCTTCGTAAGGGTAATTATGACGATTTCCTAGAATCTGGTATGCTATCTAGCTTTGATAGTTCGAATGAGATGGTAGTTGGTACAACACCAAAGTTTTTGACCCTTGAAGATCGCTTTGAGGATATCAATCAGTTTCGCCTTTTCACTGGGATGTCTGTCAGCACTACAAGTATTTCGATTGCTCCTAACCAGATGGTTGAGACTTCTTTTGAACTGGTCGGTAAAGATATGGCGGTTAGCGGTACGGGTAAGACTACATCAGCTTCTGTAACCAACAGCCCTTTCGACAGCTTTAACGGTGCCGTTTATGAAGGTGGCGTTGGTAGCGGTGATATCGTTAATCTGATCACTTCGATTGACTTCAGCATTAACAATTCGTTTGCCCCCACCTTCGTTGTTGGTTCTGCATCAACGCCTCATCTTGAATATGGCCGCTCCGTTATCGAAGGTACGATTACGGTTTACGCTCAAGATGCCGTGTTCATCAATAAGTTCCTGAACGAAACGGAAAGTGGCATTCAGGTTAGCGTCGATGATCCTTCCGGGGCGAACGCTTACACCTTCTACTTCCCTCGTATTAAATACAATGGTGCGTCTGTCCCCCTCGCAAACGAGCAGTCCCGTACCATTGAAATGCCTTTTGTCGCTCTCTATGACGACGTTGAAGGTACACAGATGAAGCTGACACGCTCAACCTAATCCCGGCGTCGGGATATAGGGTAGGGGGTGTGTGTCGGGGACACCTCCTACCCACCCTGATGCTCCCCGACACATAGGAGACCCCTGATGGGCCTTAATAATATTGGTAAACCAAAAGACACAACTGATGTTGAGTTGAACCACCCGATCACTGGCGAAGTATTGTGCAATGACGATGGTTCTACGATGACCATCACTGTTTATGGTCCGCATTCGTCAACCTACAAAAGCATTATGCACACCCAACAGAACAAACGTCTGATGAAAGCCCAGCGAACTGGTGGGAAGCTGAACCTTACCTCTGAGGAGCTTGAAGCATCTTCAATGGAACTCTTGGTAAAATGCGTTTCTGGCTGGAACATCACGATGGACAAAAAACCAGAAGAGTTCAGCCAAGATAAAGTGCGTCAGGTTTTCACCGATCTCCCTTGGGTGCGCGATCAGGTTGATTATGTGTTCGGGGATACTCGTTCTTTTTTGGACTGATCCAAGAAGAGCTTCTTGACTTCGCAAAACATACGTTCGCGCTGAATAAAACCGACAGTAAAGGTACGTCTCAGCGCGAACACCTTGAGCATGTTGCCAAGGTCACAGGACATACGCCTTCTGAGCTTATTGGTCCTGATTTCCCAGAGGTGTGCGAGCATGTCTGGTCAGCTTTTATGTCTATGCATAGTGGCCGTAGTTATGGGATGTCAGGTCCAGATCCTCTCACTTGGGAGGGTATTCAGGCATGGTGTAACTTAACAGGAATTGTGTTATCTTCATGGGAGTTGGAAACAGT